AAACATTTTGCTAAGGTCCGCAAAATGTTCTTTTCATCAAACAACCTTGTAGTCGTTGGCATTTTCAACCCCCACACATTCAAAATTGAATGCTTCGGATTCAGGCGTTTCAAGGGCTTTGAGTTTGCGTTTTAGCTCTCTGTTCTCGTGACGATAACCGCTTGACGCTGTTTTTTCAAGTGCAAGGTCTGTTCTTGCGTTTCTCAGTTCAATGCTGAGATGTCTGTTCTCTGCTCTGAGGTTTTCCACATCTTTGAGCAGTTTTCTGCGTGTCGGATAGTTTCTTAAATGCCACATTTGTTACACTCCTTTCAACGGGTTTGAACCGAGAATATAATTGAGAAACGGTATTCTCGGAATACGGATAGATGTGCCGACTACAATTACATTGAAGCCCAATTTTTCGGGTTCGTCCTTTGCCTGTTCACGCAACTTTTGCGGAGCAACTCCAATAGCCTTTGCGGCGTCCTCAGAAAGCAGATAGAAATCACTGCTATCCATAATTTCTTTGATTTTTTTGTTCATCTGAACTGTGTCCATACTTTTCGCCTCCTATTTTTCGTTGGTAATTTTATCTGAAACGATTTCGACTGATTCAACATCAGCTACGCTGAGTGTCAGTTTGAGCAGTACAACCTCGCTGACCGTTCGTGTTATCTGATAGCTTGTAACATACGGAATTTCTGTTCCGTCAATTTCAAGAAGGAACTTGTCCTTTGTGTCAATAAGTTTAAGTTTTGCCATTTTCTCACCTGCTTTTCGATATTTTATTGCTTTATTACCCAAATAATGTTATTATTTATTTAGAAAGGTGGTGCACATATGAGTGACCAAAACATAAATGATACTGCTTATGGTGTTACAAAAGCTGTTTTAGAATCAGAAGCAGTAAGTAATCTTACAAATCCACCAACAAAAGTTGTAGGTGGTCTGTTAGCCGATTTCATAAACTTAACTGTAGGTGGCATACATTATGCTTCAATAAAAGCCGAATTAAAGCGCCAAAAAAAGTTGGAAGACTTTAAAGCTAACATTCAAAAGGGTGTAGATAATATTCCAACAGAACATAAAGTTGAATCGAGAGAATCGATTATTGGACCTGCTCTTGAAAAAGCGAAATACCTTATGAATGAAGACGAAATTCGTGAAATGTTTGAAAAGTTAATCGTCAATTCATTCGACAGTAGAAAAATCGAAAAAATTCATCCGTCTTTTTCTGACATCATTCAACAAATGTCGCCTATAGATGCCCAAAACCTAAAATGTTTTTCAGTTGAAGAAAATTTGCCAATATGCGAAATAAGGATGGAGCTTGAAAAAGGCGGTCATAGAATTTTGCAAACTAATATTTTTTGTAGTAATAAGTTTTGCGATTCAATTGAGCAACAATCAATTTCTTTATCGTCTTTATCTCGTATGGGTCTTATAAGCATCGCATATGATCAATACTTAACTGATGATTCAGTCTATAAGATTTTTGATTCTTTACCTATAGTAGTAGATTTCAAAAATCAAATAGAAGCCGCAAACAAATCAAATAACAGTAATCAAAAATTTGATTTACAGAAAGGAGTTGCAAAACTTACTCCTGTTGGAAAAGCGTTCATTGATGTTTGTCTTCGTCCTTTGCCCACTTAATCAGATCCATAATTTGAGCGTCGTGCTTATCAAGGTAGCTGTCTATTATTTTATACAAATGGGCGGCTACTATTTTTATAGCTAATACTGCTGAAACAAAAGCTGTGCAAAGCATTAGCAGTCCTAAAATTATTATTACTTCCGTCTTTCTTCACCTCTTTTCAGCTAAGTCCGTTTAATGGGACTGTGATTGTGGTATTATTGATTGTGTGGTATTACCTACTGTTCTTTTTAAGAATTTCGTTGACAACTGACTTTTCTTCATTCGTCAGTAAGTTTTCAACTGGTGTATCTGTGATTTCAGCAATTTTCTGTCTTACTGAAATTTTAGGAATAACGCCATTACGCCAGTTTCGGATATTAGCTTTGCTCATTTCTAATTGAGAGAGTAACGAACAAAGTGTTATATTTCTTTTATCGCATATATCTGACACAATTTTGTAAAAATCCACAATTTATTACCTCCTTTTTTATTGATAATTTAGGTTGACAAATGTGCACTATACCTTTATAATTTAATCAGTTAAAAAAATTAGATTACAAAGTTGGTGCACATTCACACACCTATTTTCGTCAAGTTAATGTCCCCACATCGTCTTGACAAGTTTATTATAGTGCATAAAAGTGTACTTTGCAAGTGCATTTTTGAAATTTAGGTGCATTTATGTGAACTTCGTGAAAAGTGCACAAAAGTAGAGGTGCATTTTTGTGTTCTTTGATTTATTGGATTCAATATGTAAAGAGAACGGTACAACGGTTACTGCGGTTTTGGTTGCAGTTGGTTTGAGTAAAGGTTCTATACGCAATTGGAAAAACGGTGTTTTACCTAAATACCAAACTCGCCTTAAAATAGCCAATTATCTCGGTGTTCCTGTTGAAAGGCTTATGACTGAGCAGGAAATCGAAGAAGAAAAGAAACAGCATGAGCAGATTGAAAAGTTAGTTGAAGATGTTGCAAGAAAGGTTTCTTCCCCTCTTCCGAAAGCAAATTTTGATAAACTTTCGTATGCTGCTTATCAAGAAATGGAAGGAGAAAGCGAAGATTTTAAAAACGATATACTTAGCTATATCAAATTTAAGAAATCTCAAAAAGGAAATGATTGAATGACTTTAGAGGATATTTATTTTGAATGTGAACAAAAAGGGATAACTGTTGATTATTTCAAAACTGACAAAGCAAAAGCATTTTCTTTTCCTTACGAAAACGGAATTGTAGTTCTTGACAAAAGCAAGATTGAAACTACTGCCGAGGAAACAGTTTTGCTTGCTCACGAAGAAGTTCACATAGATTTAGGTGCTTTTTATTTATTCACAACTCCATTAACCGTAAAAGGGAAAATGGAACAAAAAGTAAAGAAACACACAATAAAAAAGCTCATCCCTTTGGACGAGCTGAAAGAAGCGGTTCACAACGGCATAGCAGAGCCGTGGGAACTTGCCGAATATTTTAATGTCACAAATAAATTTATGGTTGAAGCAATGGAATTTTACAGAGATAATTTATTGATGTAGCCGTAAATTTTTTACAATTTATAGTGCCTGTTCTGCACATTATTTTTATTACAGAAAGTTGGGATAATATGGGATTTTTAGATAAATTATTCAAATCACATAAAACAGAACCGCACCAACAAATAGATTCTCCTACAAAAACAGATACTCCAAAGGAATTAGAAGTTCAAAAAGAAGTTGACGCAAATGAACAGCTACCACAAGCTGTTAAAAATGCTTTACTTGAAAACCCATTTATCAATGAATATAGAAATGAATCTTCTGATAATGCTGTATATTTACTTTTCTGTGATTATGCAGGAGCTGAAAAATGGATAAGAGATTCGGCAAAGCCTGAATCATATTTTAATAATTACATTAAGGCTTTACAAATATTAACAGAAATCTGTAAATATAATGTGCGAAAAACTTCAGGACACCCTTTACCAAAAGAACAACTAAAAGAATTGAAAAATAACTACGAGCAAAATACAAATAGATTTATTCTTAGATATTGGAAATCCACTCTTTTAGCTGCCAATAAATTGAAAACTGATAAGGGCAAGCAAAATAAAATAAATAATTTTTTTGAAGATATATCCAACAAATACAGTTCATATTTGACCGACGAAAATTTAAGATTTGTTGATTCTCTAAAATCAGATAATCAAAGCGACGTTTCTTTAGAAAAAATACCCGTTACTTGTGGTAGTTATGATGTAAGCACTGTTGAAAATATAAGAGCCATTCCGTGTATAAACTCTGAGGTTATGTTTTTATTGCAGAAAGCCGCTACCAATCACAAAGCGAACGGAGATTTAGATTTAGCGGTAGAATGTCTTTTAAAATCTAATCAGATTTCTGATTCTCTTTCATATGAGAAAATGCACCTTACTGAAAAGCAGTACCTACGAGTAATAAAGTATGCCGAATTGTTAAACAAAGAACTTTCAAAACAAATTGAGGATAAGGCAAGAAAAGAACATCCTGAAATGTTTCCTGACATTATACTTACTAAAGAGTGCGAAAGCTTTAAACGACAAATTAAAGCAATGCACAACTTAAACCTGAGTTATATGCAATTAACTACATCAAACAGTTGTGATTTTTGTAAGGGGTATGACAATAAAATTTATAGTATAAACAAAACAGATAATACACACCCATATGTTTATGATTTACCAGTATTTTTACGCACGGGAAGATGTCCTAAGTGCAGAATTTACATAGGTTACTATATGTATTGTCCGGAACTTGAAGATTTAAGTGTCCCTTTGTCAAAAAATGAAATTGAGGAACTTAATAGATTAAGAAATAAAACACTATGACATTATTATTTGAAAGGTGTGTTATCTATGGTATGTAAAAATTGCGGTGCAAATGTCGGCAAAGAATACAGACTTTGCCCTTACTGTATGTCCGAACTTGAATATCCCGAAAACAAAGCAGAACAGCAACCAATTATTATTCAGAACATAATCAATAATCAGCCAAATGTGGCGACCTCTGCCCCTCCGACTGTATCTCATCATCAGTTGTGCAGTCCTAAAGATAAAAGTATGACATTGATTTTGTGTGTTGTTCTCGGTATGCTCGGCGCTCATTGCTTCTATGCAGGTAAAGCAGGTATGGGTATCCTCTACCTCTTCACAGGCGGACTTTTCGGCATAGGCTGGATTGTTGATATAATCAGAATTGCCGCAGGCTCATACACCGACAGCCATGGTCTGCCGATTAAATAGAATTAAATAAAAAAATCCGCTCAATTCGAGTACCAGTCGAATTGAGCGGAATCACCTACACAGGGTGCAGATGATGCAGTTTAATGCAAAATAATTGTATCACAATCCCTTGTGTTTTTCAAGTAATTTAAAGCACAAGGGATTTTTGCACCCTTTTTTAAGCAAAAGGAGTGTATAAAATGAAACTGCCTAACGGCTACGGCTCTGTTTATAAGCTGAGCGGAAACAGGCGCAATCCGTGGGTTGCCTGCGTGACAATAGGCTACAACAAAGAAACACGCAATCAGGAACGCAGAGTTATAGGCTACTTTCCCAACAAGCCGAAAGCTCTGAACGCTCTTGCTGATTACAATCAAAACCCGTTTGATGTTGATTCGGCAAGACGCACTTTTTCAGAAATTCATGAACTTTGGTACAAGGAGTTCATCACCGAAGACACAAATCCGAACACCAAAAGGCAGTATAATGCGGCATACAAACAATGCTCAATGTTATACAATCGCAAGATGTCCGATATAAAAATCATTGATATGCAACGAGTTCTCGACAACTGCAACAACGGTTATCAATCGGTTAGGCGAATTAAAATTCTGTTGAACAAAATCTACGAATACTGCATATTTCACGATATGCTCCATAATAATCTTGCAGAAAAATTGAAAATCAATGCCAAGTCAGATGAAACAAAACGAGCACGCAGGAAGTTTTCGGAAAGCGAAATAAATCTTTTGTGGGAATATTCAAATCTTGATTCGGTAAAAATAGTGCTTATGCTGATTTATTCGGGAGTGCGTGTGTCCGAATTGCTCGACCTAAAAATTTCAAATGTAAACCTTTACGAACAGACTTTCTTTGTTGAAAGTTCAAAGACCGATTCAGGTGTACGAACCGTGCCTATAGCAGACAAAGTACTGCCGTTTTGGCAGAAATTCATCAGCGATTCTCAATGTGGATATGTTCTGAATAACACCAATGGCAAGCCGCTGAAATACGATAACTTTAAACGCAACTACTGGACACCTCTGCAAAACGATTTGGGTTTGGACCACACCATACACGAAACAAGACACACCTGCATTTCAATGCTTGTATCGGCAAATGTGAACCACACAATCATCAAAAAAATAGTCGGTCACAAGTCGAAAATGGACTTGACCGAAAAGGTTTACACCCACATTAACCCCAAAGAATTGGTGAATGCAATCAACAAAATATAGTCTTATATTATCTTGAATTGTTCATAATTATGCTCCGTAGCTTACATATAGCTAACAAAATCCCCCATTTTCCCCATTCCTATCCCCCTTGCAAGTTACCTGCACCAACAGCCGTTTCTTATGCAGGGACGGCTGTTTTGCACCACATTTTCGGTCTGTTTTATGGTGATTTTCAAAATATTTGAATTAATTTTGAATAAAAAACGAAAATTATGTTGACAAATCCGAAAATATGGTATATAATAATTAAGCTGTTGTTATTAAACAACATTTCGAGGTGTAGCTCAGTTTGGTAGAGTGCTTGGTTTGGGACCAAGATGCCGCAGGTTCAAGTCCTGTCACCTCGACCATAGAAAAAACCGCATTAGAAAGCCATTTTTAAGCTTTTTAGTGCGGTTATTTTTTTGCTTTTTATCTGCTAAAATACGCTAAAATACAAGAAAAACGGTTAAAAATGTTAGGCAAATGCAAGGCAGAAAAAGTTGTGATATTCACCTCACCTTTAATTTGTAAACTGTATCCGTGAACTCGAAAGGATTGCAACAGAAAATAATAAATAATAACAAATTCCCCTCATCCACTTTTTTACGGCGGATGAGGGGGGATTTTTTTGCAATTATGTGTTTGTTATTTCGTTATGCAGTTTGTTTAATCGCTGAATTTATTCTTTCCTCAGCAATTTTGTAATACTTTTCGTCAAGCTCAACACCGATAAAATTGCGGTTTGTATTTATGCAGGCAATTCCCTTTGAACCTGAACCCATGAAGCAATCAAGGACGGTTGCGTTTTGTGAAGTAGTTTTTTTAATCAAAAATTCAAGGAGCTCAACAGGTTTCTCATTCGGGTGAATTAACTTACACGGCGGTACTCTTGGAACAGAAATTAAATCCTGTGGTCGTCCGTTTTTGAATTTAAAATCGTCATTCGGTATCCAAATAATGCTTTCGTATCTGCCGCCAAATGCCTTTTTTAAATTGCCCATACCGTGACTTTTCTTGTCCCAAATAAGAACATTTTTCGGCTTTAAACCGTTACGAATAAACTCATCAATGAAAATCTGCTGAACATCCCAACGGGTAAAACACAGTATGCCTCCTGTTTTTGCAATTTTTGACTTTATCAATGGGATAAAATCTGTAAATGGCTTTTTATCATTTAAGATTTTAGACATTCTTTTCGTTTTGTCTTTGCACCACACTGATTGATAATCAATTCCGTAAGGCGGATCTGTCAGCAACAGGTCTATGCTATTTTCAGGCAAATTTTTCAATATATCAAGACAATCGCCTTGATATAAATTTACCATTTTCGTCACCCCAATTCTTTATTTATGATATCCGCACCGCCACATAAAATTTGCAACGGTGCGAAATATTTAACATCAGCCAAGTGCCTTTTTTGCATTTGCAATTTTCTTATCTTTAGCCCAATTGCAATCATTGATAAGATGATAAATCACATTGACTGTTTTCTCGTTAACGATACCGTTAGCTGTGATATTGCCTGCTTTCTGTGCCTCTTTAACGGCTTTAAGAGTGCCGTCACCGAAACCGTTTGAATTGTCAACTTTCGTCTTGATGATTCTCATATTGTATAAAGTAATCAACTGCTTCTTAAACGCAAGTGTTGCCGTATTGTGTGCGCCGTATTTAATCATTTCCTCATTCTCCTTATTTGATGTTTTACCGCCGAGTTGTGCGGTTACTTCGTCTGCAAGATTGCCGAGCCTGTTATAGAGCCAGTCACCAGGGCAAGATTTATTTGCAAACCACCTATGTACAGTCAAGACCATTTCGCCCGACTTCGGCGAATAATTTAAAGTCTTGTCCTCGTTACCAAACCAAAGCAGTTTAGTCTTGCCGTTACGCTTGCAAATGTCAACGCAAAGTGCAATAAGTTTGTTGTACACTTTACTGTTCATGGTGTACGGAGCTACTGTGTCGCTTGCACATTCGATTGTAACTGCACGCTGGTCATTGGCATTGCTTGACGAACACCAAGAACGATTACCTTCATCAACGCAAAGCAACACTCTGCCGTCATAGCCGATTCCGTAGTTACAGCTTGCCTCACAAGCTGTGTTCATAAAGATGTTGCCGAGGGTTTCGACACTGCACTGACCTACTACACAATGCGGAGTAATGCGGTCGATACTGTGTGTGCGTTTACCGCTGTGGTTTGGGCTTAATTTTGTGTAATTAACAAGTTTTGAATTACTCATAATTATTCCTCACTTT